GGATACTGCCACCAACGTAGCGGGCTCAGTCTGGGATACTATGAAAAACGGTGTCGATAAATTCATGAAGATGATTGAATTTGTGACCGATGTTGTCAAAGACCCAGTCGGATCATTGGCTAAAAAATTCAGTCCTAACGCTGATAAGTTAGCTGGTATGTTTAATCCACTTGGTAATGCGTTGTATAAGAAACCAGTCGAAGAAGCTAAAAACTGGTGGAAAGAGCTTTGGTCTATGGCTAGTGCCTCAATGGATGAAGGTACTGTCGCTATGGGTGCTAAAGGTGATGACTACCGTTTCAAAGACAAGGCAAAAGACGCTGGAGCTGACCCGTGGGGTTACTTCTATCGTGAATGTGTGTCATTCGTTGCCAGCCGTTTGGCTAATCTTGGTGTTAACCCTAGTCTGTTTAGTTGGTTGGGTAATGGTAATCAGTGGATATCCGCTAAAGTACCACACTATACTGGTGGACCAGTTTCAAGCAACCACGTTGACTTTGTCACTGCCGTTCATGGTGATACCTATGACGGTGAAGAATACAACTATGGTGGGAATGGTCAATACCATCAATACACTGGCCGTCATATTGCTAACGCTGCTACCTTCCTTGATTTCGGGGTGCGTGATAGTGGCGGTGGCGGTGAAGATAATAGCAAACCACTTAAGGACCGAAACAATCCACTGCAAACGTTGATTAAACGACAAGTTGGTGGCATGTTTGACTGGATTAAGAAAACTCTTGGTCCATTGCTAAGCCCAGCGGGTGGCGGTGAAGATGGCCCTCAAGGTTCTGGTGTTGGTCGTTGGCGTGATTCAGTAGTTAGGGCATTGAAGGCTAACGGTATTGAACCGAATGACTTCCGTGTGTCTAAAATTTTGGCAACAATCCAGCGTGAATCGGGTGGTGACCCTAACGTTCAAAATAACTGGGATAGCAACGCCAGAGCTGGTACGCCGTCAATTGGTTTGATGCAGACCATTGGTCCTACATTTAACGCATACAAACACCCCGGGCATGACAATATCCGCAATGGATATGACAACTTGCTTGCTGCAATCAACTACATCAAGCACCGTTACGGGACAACGGATGCAGCCTTTAACCGTGTCGCAGCTTATGGCTACGCTAACGGTGGTCTAGTCCACAAAAATGGCGTTTATGAATTGGCTGAAGGCGATATGCCGGAATATGTTATTCCAACGGATATCGCAAAACGTGGCAGAGCATGGCAATTACTTACTGAAGCAGTGGCACGATTTGCTGGTGATGCCCCACAAGGCAATCACGATAACACTTCAGACCGTGAGCGTGTCTCTATGCTTGAAAACAAATTAGACATCATGATTGACCTACTCGGTCAATTGGTAACTAACGGCTCTAACCCAATCGAAGTTAGAAATATCATCGATGGTAGAAGTGTGTCAAACGGGTTAGCACCGTTCATGACAAAAGCAACAAATGATTACGAACGCAGACAAGCGTTTCTAGGAGGTAGCATTATTTGATAGGAATGTCAGTAATTTATGACGGTAAGAACTTAACCGAATTATTCAATGAAGGACAAGGGCGTACCGTTCCAGTAGATGTCACGAAAAACGTGGCATCGAATTTCAACAACAACTATCAAGACCAAGGGCGAAGGCGTTATGGTCAGCAATTCCTATATAGCACCTTGTCAGTTAAGCAGATTCAAGTGTCGTTTACCTTGGTCGGAAACTACGATTACTTTAATACCATTGCTGAAACGCTAGGCGGATACCTCAATGTAGATAAACCGAAACCATTGATTTTTGGCGACGAACCTAACAAGGTCTGGGAAGCTATCCCGTCCGGTCAAGCGTCGCTTACCGTGGATAAGAACACCGCACCGATTACCGCAACGGTAACGGTTACGTTTGACGTTCCGAAAAGTTACGGTGAAAACAAAGCACAAGCCTTGGTAAGTAGTGACGGTGAAACTAAATACGGCAGTATTAAAAAAGTATCTACTGGACACTACAAGGCAACTTTGAAGAACTTTGGTACGGCTGAAACCTACCCAGATATTAAGCTGAAGTTCAACTCAGATAATGGCTGGGTTGGGATTGTGAAGTCTTCTAGCGAAAGCTACGAGATTGGCAATCCTAACGAGGTAGACACTCGGACGGTCAAGCAATCTGAAATTCTGTTTGATTATGTTTCTAATAATTGGATCACTAATGGTTTTTCTGTTGGTGCTAAAAACCAAGGGCGTTTCAACGACAACTTGCAAAGTTTGAATGGAACGCTTGCGATTGATAACGCATGGGGTAGACCGCACATTGCCTTGACTAACCGTGGTAGTGGTTCTACTCTATTGCGTGGTAGCTCGATTACGTGGGAAATTCCGGCAGATAGCAACCGAGAAAAAGGCTCACTATATGAATATATGTGGTGGAGACAAATTTTCTGGTTGGGTGCATCCAATGAGTGCGGATATATCAAGATATCTGTCACGGATGCAAACGGCACATTCCTCTATGGCGTGGAAACCCTTAAGCACGTCAACGGTCTAGGGTGTGAGTATCGTTTCCTTGCTAGCGACGGTAACGGAAGTTATCGAACACTAGACCGAAAATCATTCTGGGGGACGCATGTCATGACACAAAATCCATTCAATGAACCGCAAGGGTGGGCAGATATGCAACGCTTTGATGATGAAGTACAGTTTTACTATCAAGGCGGTTATCCTAAATTTAAGATTCCAGAGATCAAGGGGAAAAAATCGGCAAAAATTAGTGTCGGTTTTTTCGGTATCGGTGATACACCGCTCGTAACTCACATGTATCTTGATAGTTTCGTCTATCGAAAAGACTATGTGAATAAAGAGGAAGATATCCCTAATCGTTTTCGTAAGGGTTCTATCCTTGAAATCGACATGTCTAAAGGTAAAACACTAGTTGATAACTTGCCAGCATCAAACGAGCTAACTTACTTATCCGAGCCGTTCAGTATCGGCACTGGTGAAACTGAAATCGATATCTACACATCAAGTTGGACAAGGACTGACCCGACTATTGAAGTGACATGGAAGGAGCGTTTTATTTAATGCAAATTTGGATTCATGACAAGAACATGCGTAAGGTTTGTGCCTTGAATAACAACGTTCCGGGCATGTTGCCATACTCTAACAGTCAGTGGCATCCTTACCTTGAATACTCAACTAGCACATTCGATTTCACAATTCCGAAAATCGTAAACGGAAAGCTGCATGAAGATGTTAAATATATCAATGATGATATGTTTGTTTCGTTTTACTACGATAATTCCTACCATGTTTTCTATGTGTCGCAATTAGTTGAAAACGATACAACATTCCAAGTGACATGTAATAACACAAATTTGGAACTGGCACAAGAGCAGTCGGTTGCTCTTAAAAGTAACGGGGCGCAAAATATTGCGTGGTACTTAGAACACCTTGAAATTCTAGGGTTTACCAATCTTGAAATTGGCGTTAACGAGGTATCTGATAAAACAAGAACGCTTGAGTTTGAGCCACAAGACACAAAACTGGCACAATTACACAGTCTCATGTCTAAATTTGATGCTGAATTTGCATTCCGTACCGAATTGAATCGAGATGGTACAATCAAGCGTTTCGTGATTGATATCTACCAAATCCCAGACGAAAACCACCACGGTATCGGAAAGGCTCGTGGAGATGTGGTACTACATTATCAGAATGAGCTCAAAGGCGTTCAAGTCTCTAGCGATAAGACCCAGCTATTTAATGCTGGAGTGTTCACTGGTGCGGATGGTGTTAACCTTGAGAGTGTCGAGTTTGAGGAAAAGAACGAGTTAGGACAAGTAGAGTTTTATTCTAGGCGTGGTAGTAGTTATGTGTTTGCACCACTTTCACGGGAACGCTACCCATCGACCATGAATCCAAACAACGCTGATAACTGGACACGTAAGGATTTTCAAACCGAGTACAAGGATGTAAACTCATTAAAAGGCTACGCATTACGTACCATTAAGCAGTATGCTTATCCATTACTGACTTACACGGTTGATGTCCACTCTAGTTTCATGGAAAACTACAAAGACATCAATTTGGGCGATACCGTTAAGATTATTAATAATAATTTTAGAGGTGGGTTAGCCCTCGAAGCTCGTGTATCTGAGATGGTAATCAGTTTTGACATGCCGTTGAATA